ACCTCCATTTCCAAAACCCCCGGCCCGACCTGCACGGGCGGCAGGCTAGCCTAGCCCGTGGGCGGCTTCACCTGGCGGGGGCTCAACCTTCCGCACTTGACAGACGCGCGGCCAGTACAGCACTCCACCGACGCTCACGAGATACGACTCGTGAGGCCGCGAACTGAGGCAGCCGCCAATCGACCCAAACCCGCCGCTCTCGGCCGCTCCTGGCGGGATGAGGGCACGGGGGTCAGTTCCGGCCGGTACCACGGCCCAGATTTCTCCCCGCTTCGTCTTGATGGTGCCAGCCGACTGACTCGTCCACTCGACCGTATCACCCCCATTAAAGGTCATGGTTCACCTGGCGGGGGATAGTAGGCTTGAATCACTACGTCGCCGTCAACCTGTCGGGTGCGGAGATGTAATCTGCGTACTTGTGCAGCCCGAAAGGCCGCACTTCGGAATTGTCCAATCGCAATGGTGAAATCCGTACCTGCCGCGAGTTGCCAAATGCGACCATCCAACCATTCGTCCCACCGATACTTTGCGGCATTCTTTGGGTAAACAAAAGCGAATTCGTCGAGCACCTTCGCCATCATCCTTCCTCCTTAGTATCTGAGATTTGCTGAGGCTCCACTGCCCGCGTCACCAACTCACCGCGCATGATCTGGACGCCCGGCGGGGCCTCAATGCCCAACCGGACGTGGCCAGACGCGATGCGCTGTACTGAGACGGTGATGTAACGACCTATCTGGATTTTCTCGTCGCGCTTGCGAGTTAGAACGAGCATGAGTCACTCCTTTCCCATTTCATGGTGAAAACCAGCCGGGCGGCCGTCGTGGGACAACTGACGGGATGTCATGGAGGGCACCATCCCGCAACCGCCCGGCTATGGTTGGAAAAGAGCGCGCGGTGGGCCGGTTTGTATCTACCGGCTTCCTGATTGACCGTTGGCCCTTTGCGACGATGCACGTCTGCATCGACGACGAGGGCTCGTTTCCTTCGGCGCGCCCTCGTGAGGCCAGGCTCCGCGCCGAGAGAGGCGTGTCAGTACCACGCCGCCGCCACGCGCTCACGTTCAGAAAACCGGCCGAGGCAACCGGCAGAGATCGCTCGTGAAGAATCGCGGGTCGCGGTAGTTCGTCAGAAACACCGCCCGCGTGTTGCCGAGGTGTCGGGCTCCGTCGCCCCCCGCCGCTTCCACCAGCGTCCCGGCGGTCCTGCGAAACTTGTGCATCAACCCCCCGCGCCCTCTCCCAAACGCCACGCCGGCCCGACGCAAGAGCACCTTGAGCCGGTGGTCGAAATGCTCGCGGCTGAACGGCCAGGGCCAGACCAGGGCCCGGCAGGAATCGTAGACCCGTCGGCAGGCCGCCACAGTATCGGGTGCCAGCGGGCAGAGCCGCGGCAGGCCCGTCTTCGTCCGGCGGAACTGCACCCAGCCGCCAGCTAACGAGAGGTCGGCTGGCGTCGTGGCCATGATGGCCCCACGGCGCTCTCCAGAATCGTAAGCGACGAGAAATATCGACTCGAAGTAGTCTGCCGCCGGAATCCCGTCGATGTCCCCGGTCGCCTCCCGGGCCGCCTGGAGAATCCGGCCGACCTCCGCCGTCGTCCACGCTTCGGGAATGGTTGGCCGGGGTCTGGCCTTGCGGACCTTCCGCGACTTGGGGGGCGACGGCAGGTAATCCTCTTCCCATGCACACCGCCACAGCGCCAGAAGGTGGCAGCGTTTCGCGTTCACGGTTCCCCATGATCGCGTGCGGTGGTAGTCCGACAGGAACCGACGCAGCAGGTCCTCGGACAGGTCCCCCAGCGTCAACACCCGACCCGCCCAGCGCTCCAAGACCCGGATGCTGACCTGCATTTGCAGGACCGACCCCGGCGCGTACTCCAACCGCGACGGGACATAGACCGTCTGGAGGAAATCCAGAAGCGAGAGGCCGGATGTCGTGAGCACAAGCGCGACCCTGAGTCACACCAGAGGGATTCACCTCAAGTGTAGCACTAAGGTTTCTTGCGTCCGTGTGAATGCGCATCCGTCGCGTTCCTTAAATCCGCGCCAACCGGCGCGGTTAGTCTTTCTTGTCCAGTTCCGCGAGATAGTTCCGCCCAGAGTTGGTGATGTGATACCAGCCACTTACGCCCGGACGTTCGCGTACAAATCCAGCGACCACTAGGGCCTGGATGGGTTGATACCACGGACTGATGTATTTCGGCCTCTCGGCCAGTTCGCGCAGCGTTCTGAGTTGGGGTTCCGTCATGGGTCAGTCCTCCACCTGGGGGCCCACACCACAGCTCGGACAGGGAAAGATGAGGGCGGGATTGTCGTGCCACGGATGGTCGCACTCTGTCGTCGGTTCGGTAGGCGCTACCACAGGCCCCGCGAAAGATTGGGAGTGGTTGTCGCCCCATTCTCCAGTCGCAACTGCGGCCTTCAATCCGTCGAAAACTGCGTCATCTTCTGGCGTGAACAATCCCTCGTCCCGCCAAGCGTTGAACCATTTCAGGGTCGCGTGGCACGCTTTAAGCATGATTCTGTGGCGACGTGCCAATTCTGTCAGCGCCGCTTTTGCAATGTTGGCGGACATCAGGTTCTCACTTTCAATAGTTTTCGCAACATCGCGGTCAATTTGCGATTCTGTGCAAGCCTGGCCGCCGCGTAAGCCGCCACGCGAGCCACGTCAGCCGCCGCGCCAGCCGCCACGCGAGCCACGTCAGCCGCCGCGTAAGCCGCCACGCGAGCCACGTCAGCCGCCGCGCCAGCCGCCACGCAAGCCACGTCAGCCGCCGCGTAAGCCGCCGCGCGAGCCACGTAAGCCGCCACGTCAGCCGCCGCGCGAGCCACGTAAGCCGATGCGTCAGCCACGTCAGCCGCCGCGCCAGCCACGTCAGCCGCCACGTCAGCCGCCACGTAAGCCGCCACGCGAGCCACGTCAGCCGATGCGTCAGCCACGTCAGCCGCCGCGCGAGCCACGTAAGCCGCCACGTCAGCCGCCACGTAAGCCGCCACGCGAGCCACGTCAGCCGCCGCGCCAGCCGCCACGCGAGCCACGTCAGCCGCCGCGTAAGCCGCCGCCAATTCTGTCGCAGTCGCTTTACTCCTAGCAAACTGCCGCGCAACTCTGATGGCCTCCCAACTGCGCTTATCCGGCTCCCGTCCTGCCGTGCGCTCCGCCCGGAGCGCTCGTTCCGCGCACCAGCACGCAAACAGTCTCAGCACTGCCCAAGCGTCCGCAATCGCCAGACACTTCCGCTCACGCGCGACGGATTTGTCCTCGCCGTGAAGGATTTTGCCACCCAACCGCACCCAACACACAACAGGGCCCGGTGCGTAGGCGAGGGCATCCAACGCCTTTGCGGAGGCATGGACACCGTTTTCACAGAGTACGAGTGGGCCACTGGCCCGAATGACCGTCCCTTTGCGCACCAGCTTTCCGCCCCAGCGGGTGCGCCGGTCTTCAGGCAGAAAATGCCAGCCAAACCATTCCTTCGCTTTTTTCTTTGGCACGGGACGCCTCCGCAGTCAGGGCGTCGGTCGGCCGAAGAGGCGGCCAAGACGCCGGTGGTTTTACTGGCTTTTACTTTTGTGTTTTGCCGTCCAATGAACCCATCCGGATCGTCGATTACCAATGATGTTCATCAAAGGTGGCTCAGTAACGCCGCGTCATACCAGGTGAAGCTCAGATCGGGATTCGACGCGAAGCGGCCCAAGAGCCGCAGGGCCTCGGCCCGACTGATGTCGTCATAGAGGAAGACGTAGTTTTCCGGTCCCTTGACCAAGGCCAGCACATTGAGGTCAGAGTTCGGCATCCGTCACGCTCCTTATGAACAGCCATTCCTCAACGTACTGGAGGGCGTCGCCGTTTTGCTCGACTGCCTTCAGATACACGGCCTCGGTCTGTTCCTTCACGTACTGGAGGGCGTCGCCGTTTTGCTCGACTGCCTTCAGACACACGGCCTCGGTCTGTTCCTTCACGTACTGGAGGGCGTACCCGTTTTGCTCGACTGCCTTCAGACACACGGCCTCGGTCTGTTCCTTCACGTACTGGAGGACGTACCCGTTTTGCTCGACTGCCTTCAGACACACGGCCTCGGTCTGTTCCTTCACGTACCGGAGGGCGTCGCCGTCTTGCTCGACTGCCTTCAGACACACGGCCTCGGTCTGTTCCTTCACGTACCGGAGGACGTACCCGTTTTGCTCGACTGCCTTCAGAGCTTCGTTGCCGGTGAGAACCTTCTTGATGGCCAGGGCCTCGTACTGTGTTCTGTAACTGGTTAAGCTCATGGGAATCTCCCGCTTGGAGCACCCAAGCAGGCGGCCAAAGAGGTCAGCCTGAAGAGGTGCCGGTGGTTTTACTGGCTTTTACTTTTGTGTTTTGCCGTCCAATGAACCCATCCGGATCGTCGATTACCAATGATGTTCATCAAAGGTGGCTCAGAACGAGCGAGTATGCCAATCACTTCCTTCTCGATATCTAGTGCTGTTCTTCGTGCGTGCCACACGAGGCGATGAAATTTCACCTCAGCCACCAGGCAGGATTGCGGCTCCAGACCTGAGTTGCGCAGTTCAGCCAACCATTTTCCAAGTCGTGGTTGAGTCGAGGGCAATCGACCTACTTGGTGCGACCGTATCCTCCGATTAAGTTGTTCGGAGCAGCCAACGTAGGCGATGAGTTTGGTCCGTGGATCAACCAAGGCGTAGATGAAATAGGTCCGTGGTTCATCGCTTGGTCTTGGTTTCATTCCGGTGACTCCATTCTGCCCCAGTTCTATTGCCCACGTTAAAAGAAGTCAATAGGAGTCCGGCGATTTTCTCGTCGGATTTTTTTCAGCGGTCGGAAATCCTTGGCCGGCCTGTAGTTGGGCGATTGCCCTTGGCCTTTTTGACCTCAGCGCAAGGGATAGCCCACTGGTTTTTCTCGTCGATGCCGAGCTTGTGGCCCTTCAATTCCCCGGCGAGAAGCAGTTGCCGGATTCGGCCTTCAGTCATCCCGAGCTCGATTGCTGCCTCTGGGACTGAGAAAAACGGGAATTCAGTCGATGGCACGATCATTCCCCTATATTAACGCCGACAATAGAACGTGTCAAGCGGGCAGTTCACCGACTCCCGCCTTTCTGTCAACCACACCTGTCAAAAGTACGCCCGGGGGGATTCGAGCCCCCAGCCTCCAGATCCGCAATCTGGTGCTCTATCCAATTGAGCTACGGGCGCAACATTCGCCATAATCCCTAGCTTACCCATCCTTAAGCCGATGCTCTATCCAATTGAGCTAGAGGTGCCAGTCGCAGGAAAACCCCGACCGGAGCCCGCGCGCGATTCCTAGAGCGGCTGGGGAGTTGCAGCGGGGCGTTGGGGGCAGAGGGGCTTGACAGGCGGCAAGGCCGCGGAGAGAATGGAGGCACGTTGACTGGTGTTAATGAAAGAAGCCCGGCCGAAACCGGGCTTCCCAACACCCGACGATGGACGTGCCCCATGTCGAGCATCATCCCAGAATACTCTTCTGAGCCTGATCTGGCAAGTGGCCTCTCCATTTCGGCGTTGGTCTTCCCAAGCGTCCTGCCCTGGGCCAATCCCCGGGCAAACGGTTTGGCGCGGAGGGGTTGCCTCGGAGTAAATGCCGGGGACAAAGCCGAGAAAGCCGCGTTAAAGAAGCTCGGCCGCGAAGCGCACACGCCGATTCACACGTCCGTGGGCTTGTAGCTGACGGTAACGTGGTATCAGCTTCGGCGGGGTCCGCACAGCGACACCACCCGAAACCATCCTGGCCCAATAGGACTGCTAGGGGGGGTTTGGGGGGGTCGCGCTAGAGTTCTCTTACGTTGCCTGGTGTTAAAAAGCGCTTTCTTGGAGTGATGAAGGTGAAAGAAGCAAGACTGCGATGGAATGGGAGTCTTGAGGCTCAGCAAGAGGCTGACGCTGCTTTCTCCCAATTGCGCCCCCGCCGAAAAAAACGACATCGACGGCAGCTTGCCAAATCACGTCTCCAAATCCGACAGCACATCAACGCCGAACTGTCCGCTGCCGGGTCCGCACAGGCCCGGCTGGCAACGGCGATTCACGAGCGACGCTACTCATTCGAGTAGCGCGCAAAGAAAAGCCCCGAGTCCGGGGCTTGTGGTGCCTTATGCTGCGGTCACAAACAGCCATGTCCTTACACGTTCCGCTACGTAACGGAGTCGCTCATCGTTGATCCGCTCGCGGTACACGGTCGCCATGTCCTCCCGGACGTGCCCCATGATGGCGTCCACGGCAATCTGGTCGAGGGCCTCGCCGGCAATCGTCTCAAAGGTGTGCCGCAGGGCATAGAAACCTCGGCCCTTGCGGACAAGTTCCACCTTCCCCAGCACCTTGGCAAACGCCTTGGCGACGGGGTTGTCCGTCGTACCCTTGCTCCAACTTGTTTTGTTTCTGGTGACGAAGACCAACCTGGCAATCTCGGGGTTCCGCGACCTTGGCCGCCGGGCAAGCCACTTCCGCAACGCCGCGACCGTCTCGGGCCACAAGGGACATCGCCGGTCGATTCCCGTCTTGGGCCGGTGGTAGTTGATCCAGCCTCCGTCCAGGTCCAGGGCCTCTATCGGCAACGTGGCGCAGTCGGCATTGCCGAAGCCGCAGTTGACGCCCAAAAGGATCATCGCTCGCAGTTGCACACCCGCAGTCTCCAGCATCCGGCGGACTTCCTCTGCCTCAAACATTCGGTTCTCGCCGTTCTTCTTGTTCAGCCGCAGCACCCTCTTCGATGGCGACTTGAAGCAGACACCAAAACGCACGGGTCGTTCAATCAGGCCGGCATCAAACGCATACTTGAAAACGGTGCGGATCTTCTGGAGTGCCGCTCCTAAAGTGACCGGACCCCAGCCGTTGGCCAGCTTGGCGCGGAACCGCTCAAACTCTTCGGGTTCCAAGGTGCCGATCTGACGGACGGCTCCGAATTGTTCCGCAATGCGCGTGCAGGCGTGGCGGTAGTCCATGAGGCTGCGCGGGGCCAACTCGTTGCTGTTCAGCAGCCGCCCTTTGGCTTCCAGAAATCGGTCAATGAGTTGCTGGATAGTGACGTTTGCCACTTTCGGGTGCCTGCAACGGCCGTAAGCATAGAGAGTATCTTGCTCAGCGAGGTATCGCCGCAAAGCCGCCGAGGGATCGTCCCATGGGCCGAAGTAGTGCGTCTTGCTCCGGATCTTCTTGGCCCAGACGCCCGAGGCATGGGCGAAGAGCGGGAAGTCGGGGTAGGGCTTGGCAGGTTTCATGGTTTGGCCTTCTTTCGCCTTCACGCGGCAAAGAGTTTTTCGACTCTGGTTCCCAGCACGGCCGCAATCTTGACCAGAAGATCGGCCCGAGGCATCCGTGCGCCACGTTCCCAGCGGTGCCAGTCGAGTGGTCTGAGTCCGGCCTGTGCCGCCGCGGCCATGACGCTTAAGCCGACTGCGATCCGCGTGGTCCGTATGATGGCACCGAGGTGACCGGCCCGGGTTGTGGTGTCGGGTTCCGTCGCCGTCCGCCCGCAAGGCTTCACGTAAGGTTTTCGTTTCATCCCTCGTTCCTTTTGTCCGGCTGCTTGCTCCATGCCTTTGATTGTAGCCGTTTGGCTATAGAGGTCAAGCCGATTGTCGGAAGTCAGCAGGGGGGTGTAGGGGGGTGTTGGGGGATTTGGCCTTTGGAGTCTTTGGCGATTTGGAGTGCGCCGAAAAAGCGCCTAAAGGGGAGACGAAAATCGCGCCGGAAAGCCCTGTTGGGTGAAAGCGGCTTGCTCCTCTCGAGGGGTTCTCCTAGGGCAGGGGTCCCTCGCCCTGGGGTCCCCTTAGGCTGAGGCAACGGCTGTCGGCTGACTGCTGGACGCAGCACGGGCCGGGTTGTCCGTGAGTCTGTTTGCGTAACGTCTTATCCTGCAACGGTTTACATTAACCCCCACTTTTGGCTTCCCGAAATACTAAGTGTCCAGTCGGATTGAATCCGGCCGGATGGAATGCAACTCGTTGTCCGCAACCACGTTGCGCGCATGCGGATTTTCGGTTGCGATTTGTTGCCGGTTGGACATAATATAGGAGTCGAGCCGACCGGCCGCGAGTTGCGACCAAGCTTTTTGCGGAACTGCTGGAGAGGCATCTTGTAGCAGCGTAGGGGACCCGGGCCACGGGGCCCGTACCTGAAGGAGGAATAAAATGGCCAGGGAAACGATGAAGACGACGCGGATCGCGGCCGAAATCGACGTGGAGTTAGCGTCGTTCGAGTCGCAGTTTCAGCCGGCTATCATCGCGGCCGGCACGCCTGATCGCAAACGCCTCCGGAATGCGGCAAGGGATGCGGCGCATGGCCAGGCATGTCGCCCGGAAAACGTCGCACGACGGCTGGCACTCATCGCTGAGAGAGAAGCCGCCCGGCGGCGCGAGGCTTCGCGGCGTTCTGCTGCGGCCCGGGCCGCGGATCCTGTCGAACAGCTCAGACAATGGACGTTCCGTTGGCTCCGCCGGATCGGCTTGACGCGCGAAACGCGGACCGGCAGCGGGAGCGCGTACTACTCTGTGGGCAGTTGCCGGGTCCGCGTCAGCGATCACGACGTGCCCATGACCGACGAGCGACAGCACAACGTAGATCACGGCGGATTCAGTTGGGCAACGCACGGATGGACGATCCGGATCAACGAGCAGACGAGCCGGATGGACGTTGCGCGCGATCTTGTTCAGATTCGCAAGGATGCGAGACGGCAGCAATAGACAGATGAGTCTCCCGCGCGGCGGGCGCCGGGCTCATCACCCGGCCCGCGGACCGGATCGGTTACACTCTGAGTCGGTTGCGGAAGAGCCCGCCGCGCGGCCTTTGGGGAGAAAAGACAATGAGTCGAGCGATGAACATCCCTGTTGGCAGCGTACCGACAGAGTTATGCGTACCCTATCAGTCCGGGTTTACGCGGGGACTGACCTCTCGTTGTTGGCCGACAGAGCAAGAAGCGATGGATGCTCTGGTGGCAATCGGTATAACACGATTTCAACGGGCCGATTACTCTTGGCATAACGCCTGACACCCCGCAGCACCCCGCCGCACCACGCGACGGGGAACCCCGCGGTGGCACTGAAAGAGGGCCTGCTGGTGCCCATGAATCCAGTCGCCCGGAGCCAGGGCGAAAAAGTCGGCAGAGGTGTACGATGCAAAGTATGTCTGAATTGCTGGCGACTGAAAAACAAGCGATCCGAAGGGACGCGGAGTCAAAGCGCAAGGAACTGCGCACCCTGGAGACGGTGGCCAAGGTGTGGCCCCCGGACGTGCAGGTTTCCTCCCTGCACGCCTACAACCTGTACGGCTCGGTGGCCCGCGCGACCATCGGCCAAGCGTTCCCCAGGTACGGCGCAATCGACGACCGATGCACGATGGAGGACGTGTCCCGGCTGCTGGACAAGTTGCCTCCCTTGCCGCTCTGGAAGAGAAAAGATGGTTGCACCAACTTCCGCCCAGACACGGCCATGTCCGATGAGCAGACAATGGCCGAAGACACTGAGCAGGTGTGGGGTGTGCTGCTGGACGTGGCCCCGGGTTACAACGCCGGAGGCGAGGAGCAATCCGTTGAGTGGTACACCAAGTGCGGCGACTTGGTGGTCCGCGTCAAGTGCATCCTGTCGCCCGCGTCTTATCCCGTTTCCGTCAGTGTGGACGGGCCGAGGCAGTTTGGCAAAGGCAAGTTGTTGCGGGTGACTGAGACGAAGATCAGTCCGAAGGACAACTTCTACCTTGATCAGAGGGTTCGATGGGCGACCGGCAGCGACCAGTACGCCAACCGCTTTACCTGCTACTGGATTGCCGTAGACGACTCGCAAGGCGTGGGCAAGGCGTGGAAGGAGATTTGCGGGATCGAGGAGGCCGCCGAGTAACGATCATCCCCGCGGAGCCGTCCGGCGTCGGAGCCGGCGCGGGGACTGACAGGGGCAAGCAAGGAGAAACCAAGTGAGCATTCGCAAACCGCATAATAACGAGGCCGGCTACATTGCCAGCCGACGTTCCTCGCTCAATCGTGAATGGGTGGTGATCTACGACGCCATGCAGCAGGGGATCGACACCTGTGACCTTGGGACAGGCGACGCCACGCGATACGCGGTTGTCTGCTGCGAGCACGGACAGATCGGGACCGCAACAAGTTTGCCGAAGGCCCGTGCGTTGCTCAGGCAACCCGGCGAGTTTTGTTTGGACTGTCGTGAAGGGGACTGAGGGGCACAGAGGCCCTCGGGCCGAAACGCAGCCCGGTGATGCCGGGAGGCCGAGGGCCAACCCGAGAAGGGAGCGTGAGCGATGAACCGTTGGAATTGGTGCGGGAGAACACACCTTAGCAAGGAGCAGAAACCATGACGACCAAAACCAAACCAGAAGAGAAGCGGCCGGAATACGACCTGGCAGCTTGGGACGCGCCCAGGTCCGTCTGCGAAGAGGTGACCGCATGAAGACTGGGCGCGTGCTTATCAAAATGGACTGTGGTTGCCGTGCGACGGAAACCCCTTACGGGGGCTACGAACTGGTCTATTGTTCCGCGCATGCTGTTGCGCTCGACCTGTTGAAGTCATTGCGTTTTCTGGTGGAGGCGGCCTCCACCGAACCCAGCATGGCAATCTATCGCGCACATCTCGAACAAGCGCGCGATGCTGTTGCTAAGGCAAACCGGAAGGAGTGAACCATGCAACCGACTCACGTATCACGATCCGATTTCGACGTCTTCGTCAAACGGCTCGCCGGCTGGCCGTTGCGAAAGCTCCGGCAGTGTCAATCCGCGGTAGAGGCGCAGCTCAAGGCGGCATATCGCGAGATGCGACTGACCAAGGACCTCGGCAGACGCAAGGACCTAGAGCGGGCGATGGATGACCTGACCGCCCGCCACGACACCTACACTGCGGCCGTGGCCGTGCAATCGTGGCCCAAGGAAGCGACAGACTGGTGCCGGACCTACTGGCCTGGAAGAAAGAGAACCGCATGAGCTTCTTCGGCTTCGGATTCCCAAGCCTCGGTGAGTGCAACTCCGCAGTGACCCACCTGGCGTGTCTGCGCCTCGCCCAATCGCCCGGGCATCTGTACGCCGTGCCAGCGTTCCGATGGCGGCAGTGGGCGTGCGTCGTGTGCGACCAGGGCGACGTGGTGGAGACGCTGGCTATGTTCGACAGTCAGGGCCGGCTGGTCGCCAAGCCATTCACGCACCTGATCCCGCGTGGCTTCCGGGCGCGTAGCCCGCCCGTAGCACGCTGACCCGCAACCCCCGGTCACTTGTTGAGTGCCGGGGGTTTTGCGTTCAAGGCCGCTCTGCCCGGCCCCAATGCGTATTGGCCTCCGATCCAACTAGATTGGTGGTGCGGCGAGTTCGAGCCAACTCCTAGAAAGGAGGACAGCCCATGAATCCCGACAGCAATCCCGACGGCGACCCTTTCCGGTACGCCACCGGCCCCCCCGTGTCTGGTCCGGATACGCTCACCTTTATTCAATACCCTAAACTCCTGGCAAGACTTCGCATCAATCCCAGAGGAGGCGGCCAAACACTGACCATCGACTCCACGATCCGTCGGCCCAACTGGTTCCGCCGCTTCTGGTACTGGGCGCTGCTGGGTTGGACGTGGAAGGACCTAACGAAGAAGGAAAACACATGCCCCGCACAACCGTCATTACCTGCGACAACTGCGGACGAGACTTGACCACGACCAGCAACGCGATTGATTACCGCATGGTGCTGACGTGCGAAGCCATGCACGGATCAGGTTTTGTGACGCTCGTGATGGTGAAGCCAGCACTAGATGCCCCCGTCTACTTCTGCGGCATGAACTGTCTGAGGGAGTGGCTGGCGAAGGAGAAAGCCCCATGACGCTCTCCTCACCGCGCAGGCGGAAAAAGGAAGGAAGGTTTGGGCCTCACTTGACGAGCCATAGACGCCGGGTGTAGAGTGGCTCTGGCGGTGCGCTGCAGCCGCCCTACAGAGCCCTGACTGCTCACCTAAACCGCAGCACCGCGTCCAGGGCAACGGCAAGCTCCGGCAAGGCCGCTCTGCCCGGCCCCAATGCGTGGTAATCCAGTGACGCACGCCACATAGGTCTACTCCACGGAATAGTGGTTTAGGCGGGTCAGGACTACTCTACGGTCTACTGGCCTTAGTGCGCGCTGACGCTGCTTGCCTCATCCCACACCGCGCGGTACGCTGCCAGTAGCATACCCCCAAGATGTACTGTCGTCAAACTGACTACACCACCTGTCGCAATGTGTCGCGATTATGATACACCCATGAGTAAGGAAGGATACCACCCAACGTAACTACGCTTGACTCGACTGTCCAGATTCATTACAACAAGCGCAAGATCGTTACACTATAATGGGTGTAGAGACAGGGTTGACTGAGGGGATTCCCAGTCGGGTGGAATGCAGGTGGTGTAACGCCTAGGCAAAGCGTTACTCCAGCCGCGCCGCCTAAGACGCAACCTATTGCAGCGTATGAGGTTAGATGATGGATGATGAACCCGACAGGCTGATGACTACACCAGTCACCACACCTGACAGCCCGTTGATCGCCAATCACGAGGGGGTGGCGGGGGTCGGAGTCGGCGGGGCCCCCCTTCTTCATACTCCGCTTCCGATTCCACCCGAAGTGGTTACGGAACGGAAGCGAGGGTCGAAGGGTTGGCACCGGGCTCGGTATGGGTTTAGCTTGCCGAGGTTGGCACAATGCTTTGGGAGCCAACTCTACATCGACTTGCTGACGCTTCGGAAGACGTTGGAGCGGGCGGTACAGGAGGCCCGCGGGGTGGTGACGTTGGCGGAGACGGCTTTGATTCAGCGGATATGCCGGCTGGAGGTTGGGAGCAGGATGGTGGAGGCGACGTTGAAGCGGACGACGCCGGACGTTTGGGAGGTGATCCGGGGGCGAAGCGCTATTGAGGAGTGGTGTGAGATTCGGGACCGGCTGATTGGGGAACTGCTGTCGGGGATCACGAAGGGGTCGTCGGGACATCGGCGGTTGAACGGGGATCAGAAGACGGGTCTGGGGCGGATGGACTGGGAGCAGGCGTTGGGGGGCGAGATACCGGAGGGGGAACTGCCGCGGGTGCGGTTGCCGAGGCTTGAGGACGTGGACGCTGGGGGCGGGATATGAGAAAGGGTCCGTCCGGGTCTGTGAACTCTCTCGAGCCTGACGGCCGTGTGACGCCGACGCACGACGATCTGGTTCGGTATCGGCGGAGTCCGCTGGAGTTTTGCAAGGCGATTTTGCTGCCGACTGCGGGCGGAATCCGTCGATTTGGGGAGGTGATGGCGGGGTTTCAGCGGGAGCGGTTTGAGTGGTTGTGTCCGGACATGGCGGCGTTGGCGGAGAAGCGTCGGCCTCCGGTGGGGCGGCACTGGTGGGAGGCGACCAAGGGGGCCAGCAAGGACACGGACCTCGGCATGATGGCGATTTGGCTGTTGGCGTTTTCGACGCGGCCGATTTACGGGCAGATTGGGGCGGCCGACAAGGACCAGGCGGCGGAGTTACGCCGGGCCGTGACGGGAATTCTGTATGCGAACCCGTGGATTCGAGAGCGGGTCGTGACGGATCGCTTCAAGATTCTGCGGCAGGACGCCACGGGCGAGATCGAGATACTGGCGGCGGACCCGACGGGTTCGCACGGGGCCCGTCCGGACCTGATGATTCTCAACGAGTTGCACGCGATTGCGGCGGGGGGTCGGACGTTTGCCGAGAACCTGATGGACAACGCGGCCAAGATGGCGGGATATGGGGTGACGGTCATCGCCACGAATGCCGGTTTCAAGAACACCTGGCAATGGACGTGGCGGGAGTACGCGAGGAAGCATCCGGAGCGGTGGTTCTTTCATCGGTACAGCGACCCGGCGCCTTGGCTGTCGAAGACGGACCTGGACGAGGCGAGGGTCAGAAACTCGCGGACCCGGTATCAGCGGCTCTGGCAGGGGCTTTGGGTATCGGCGACCGGGGACGCGATTGAGGTGGAGGACATCGAGGCGGCCGTCACGATGGAGGAGGGGCACACGGTGGGGCGTGAGGGGTGGGTGTACGGGGCCGGGCTGGACCTTGGTGTGAAGCGGGACCATTCGGCGATGGTGGTGTTGGGGACGCAGCCGGGCAGCGGGCGTGTGGCGGTCGTGAAGGTGCGGTCGTGGCGTCCGGGGTCTGGCGGGAGCGTGGACCTGATGGCCGTCAAGGAGGAGGTGAAAGCGACCTCGGAGCGGTTTCAACTGATGGGGGTGTTCTACGATCCGCATCAGGCGGCCCTGATGAGTCAGGAGTTGGAGGCCGACGGGGTGCCGATGGTGGAGGTGGTGTTCTACGGACAGACGCTCAACCGGATGGCGAGTTCGCTCATTCAGGCTTTCAAGTCGCGGACCATCGACCTGTACCGGGAGGAGGAACTGCTGGAGGACCTGGGGCGGCTGACGTTGAGCGAGCGGAATTTCGGGTACAAGCTGACGGCGGTTTCGGACGAGGCGGGTCACGCCGACAGAGCGGTGGCGATGAGCATTGCGCTGCCGGTCATGATGGAGATGGCGGGTGCGGAGGTGCTGCCGGCGATGCCGGCGATGCCCAGCATGGCGGTGGCGGTGTAGGGTGAAGACACTAAAGGAGGACGATCAATGTCGCAAGTTATCCCTGCAAACTTCGGGAAGTCGCTGGAAGAGATGATGGGCATTACTCCTCCTGACACCAAGGACTTGCTGGTGCGGGAATCCGGCAGCGGTGCATGGGTATTTGGCGACTCTGACTGGCCTTATGAGTGGCAAGTCGTTCCAACCAACCGATTCAAGTCTCCGACACGTCCCAACTGGTTTCACCGGCTGATGCAGCGGTGGCTGTTGGGAATTCGATGGAGGAAGGTGAAGTAGCTGCTAACGGGGGGGCTTGACACGGCGCGGATCATCGCCGAAGATGAAATGAGCCCGGCGGGAGGTCCGCCAGGCTCTTCGATTCGGCACAACGTGCGAGTCATGTCGAATCTCTTGGCAACCTACCGCAGATTCCGTCTGGCGGCAAGGTTCTTTTGCCCGGTTTCCGGGAAGGAGCATCCGATATGGAATGGCTCTATGTAGCGCTCGGCATTGGCATCGTGTCTGCAATCGTGCAGGTCCTTTGTGCTTCCTCGGAGGCGACCAGCCAGCGGTCGATTGGCAAGAGTCAACAGATCATTGACCAGGTCGCAATATCGCAAATGAACGAACTTCGGAAGTCGGTGGATGCTCAGGCCAACAAGCCGCCGTCTCCGTCTCAAGAATCGCCGCCCGTATTCACGGTGCTGCCATCCCCGCCTCGTCCGCCGTTTACGGCGAGACGGTTGAGGTAGTGCCGCCACGGCCCGCACTCGCCGCCTCTGAATTGTACCCGCTTGAGATAGGCCGCCACCATCGTCTTCTTGTCGAAAAGGAGTCGCTCATGTTTCCCACAGAGCCAGGTCTGTACTGGGCCAAGATCACCGAAGGACCGGGCCGCCCAAAACCGGACTCGTTCAACGCCGTTGTCGAGGTGTACGGTGAATCGCCATTCTTCCAGATTGATGCCCTGGTGTTTGCTGAGCCGCGTTGTGCGGTCCGCTCTGTACCTCCACAGTTAGTGAGTTTTGGACCACCGATCGCCGTCCCGTCCACGGACCTACTCGGCCGATCCCGTCTGGATCGGGCTGATTGCGGCGACGCCGCTTAGGTAGCCTTGCCACGGCTTGCACTCGCCGCCCCTGAACTGCACCCGGCGCAGATAGGCGGCCACCATCGTCTTCTTGCGGCAGGGCTCCTTGTCGTCGGCCGGCGCATCTAGTTGGCAGACGGCGGCCACCTCGTAGCCTTCGCGCTTGTCGCCGAATCTCGGACAGGACCGGCACTCTGCCATGCACGCCGCTTGCTCTTCTTCCGGCCTCGACTCAGGTGGCGAGGGCGGCCTCCGGCAGTTGCGAGGCGGCCACTTCGCGGGAAGAGGCCAGCGCAGCTTGCCGGTCTTCGGGTCGAGCGGCGGCCAGTCAGGTTGTTCACACCGGGCACAGTGAAGCCTGCCGTCGCGCAGGGTCCACTGGCAGTCGTTTGGGCCTGGTTTCATGGGTCGGTCGGGTGCGGGGTGAGGAGGCAGTCGGTCATGTTCTTTCAGCCGAGAATCACAAAGGAAGCGTTCTCCTCGTCCCCTATCGCGCAAAGGTTTGGTGGCGAAGGCCAGGTTTTCCACCAATGATCCAAAGTCACCGAGCTAAGAGAAGCACAATTTAGAGCGTTAGTCACGTGAGCGTACTTTACCATCAAGTCGCATGGCCATTCTGGTGCGCTGTCCGCCGGCCCCACCCAGACCTCTAGGGCTAAATACATTTCACTAAACTGATAGCGTCCGTCGAAGGCCAGTCTGATGAGAAAGTCACAGGGGATATCATCGCAGAGGATTATTTGTCCCGCGTAAGTCCATTGACAAACCTGTGTGTACTCCCAGTCGCCAAATCGGTGGACTGGGTTCCAGTCTCTACCACCCCAGCATCCCTCCGTCAGACCACGCGGACAAGTCGGGTCAGTGTTGTTGCACTTCGTCAGCACGTAGGTGCCGTCCAGGTCGAGGCACTCATAGCACTCGTTGTCTGTCTCGGTGATGCCGGTGAGAGAGACCGTCACCGTATCCGGCTGCGTCCCCGCGATGCACCCGCCGCACCAGCACTCGGGCGGCCCTTCTCCGCAGCAGCACAGGTCGTCCGTCTCGCCGAACAGGATCTGGTTGTCTAACCAGACGATGTAGCCGAAGTTCGAGAACTGGATGCCGAAGTTCACGTGCAGATCGCTCCTACGTGCTCGTCTTCCCAACTGCCTTCAGCGTCGGCGCTCCAGACGTACACGGTCTGGAACTTGTTCTGGAGCTTCTTGTTGGCCGTATCGACCTGATGGTCACACAGGAGCGTCACCATAGTGAACGAGAGCAACTCCTCGAAGGCGGCAGGGTCCAAGACGGCCGGCAGCATGATGGTCCGAGTCTCCCAGTCGAGGCCATGCGTCTCGAGGTTGATATGGAAGCCCGTCGGGACGTTCACCGACACGAACGGCGTGGCGTACCACTTGGAGTCGCAAGAGAAGTAGTCCAGTCTCACCCACGTTTCGTATAGGTTCCAACTGGATTCGGCCGTGAGCCAGGGCGGCATCGCCACGTCTTCCAGGTTCTCGCCCGTGTCCGCTCCGTTGGCCCAGATCGAGACCGTCACCGTGCCGGATTGCCAAACGCCGTCCAGCTTGCCGTACTTGGGGCCCGTCGCTGGCGGAAGTGCCCCCACCCATACGCCCTCCATCCCGCTTGCGAAGTACGCCGCCGGCAACGTCGCATCGTAGGATTGACAGGTGAACGCCGTTCCGGTGCTCCATGCCGCCCAACTGTCTTCCTTCGCCCCGCATGTCCCGCCGGCAATCAAGTCCGTATCCGTCGAGTCGTGCAGCACCAGCGCAGGCCAGTCTTGGGTGATGGTGCCAATCTGTCCCGCAGGGATGGGCGTTGGGCCATTCACTGCGAGCATGCGCGGGTTTTGATCCGCCTCGGCTGTTGCGCTTGGCTTGTCGATGTCCCAAACCGGCGACCCGTCCTGGGTGTCCTGGGTGCCCAATAACTCCACCAGAGCGTAGGGTGGGACTTCCTCGGCGCTGTTGTTGTAGGCCAGCAGCCATCGCACGTCCCGGGTATCGGGTTCGATGTACGTCATGCCTGCGCCTTCTCGCCCTTCTTTTTTTTCTGCCGGGCGGTCTGCTTTGCTTCGTCGAGCGCCTCCTGGATCTGGTCCAGCATCCGCCGCTCGCCGTAGGTCGGGGCAATGAGCACCTCTTCCTTCTGGCGGCTCGCGTGAGTTATGGCTGCGCCGTCTGCGGCAACCGTCCACGTCACTTGCTGAATTGCACCGTCCGGAACGATCCACTTGAACCCGGCGTAGGTGACGCTTGCAGGCTCTGTGTCCTGATATTCAGCCTCGATCACGTCGAGGTAGTAGACCAGTTGCTTGTAGACTTCCTGCCAATTACTCGTCCACTTTGCGTCAGTTCCGAAAACGATGTTGAACTCAACGTCCTCCTTGACGATGTAGCGCGGCAAGGCCCCGGACTGCGCACCGGGTAACCTGCGCCTCTCTTCGGCGCGGACCCACCCTCGACTGTCTTCGATGCGTAAGCTGAATGATGTGCGCAGCCACAATTTGGGTGCAGTCAGCAATCCACCCGATGAACGAAGAAAGAGCCGGTCGCCCGTCTTGACGATTCCGGTCTCACGATCAATAGTCGCGCTTCCCGTGTACTGCCGATCCTTGTCCGCCTCGTCTGTTGATGTATCGGAATCGCGCAAAAACCAACCCCGGATTTCCGCAGGCTTCGGCTCATCACGGTATTCGGCCGCAACGTTGTCCCACAATTGCTGCGTGTCGATCATCTTGTCCTCGATCGGCAGGATTCGGTCGAGAGACATAATCCGACGAAACTCACCCGATGGCGGCGAGGCGGTTGGAAACCACAGGTTAAATCCCTTAGTCACCTCACCCGTCTTGGGATCTCTACTGCCGGGAATGATCCGAAACCACCTGAAAACGCACTCGCGCGCGAGTCGTCTCGCGTGTTCCGCCAGCGCGGTGTCGTCCCATCCCTGTCCTACGTTTGCAAAAGCCTTTTCGCCTTTTTCGCTTTCGCACCCCCAGGAGTACCTGTTGTATGCCGATTGCCATGGTATGTAGGAAAGATCGTCGATAGGCACAATGCGATTGTCGAGGTCTCGCCCGACCGGCTCCAGAGGCAAAACCTTTTGCCAGCGGACGCGCGATGTGCAGGCGATGATGCTGTCCGGTCGCTCGGCCGGGTTTGGCCCGATCCCGCCTTCCATTACATCGCCGCCCAGTGGCAGTGTCGCACCCATGCCCGATCGTTCGACCGATACCGTGTTGTTGATCCTCAAGATCACTCGACAACCGATGTCGTCGGCCAGCCGGGAGAGTGCTTCGGCCGGCAGCGTGTAATCCCATTCAATCTCGGGGTAGATGCCCTCCGGCACGCGGGAGATGTCGTACCGTTGTTCGTCCATCGCGTCGAGGCAGAGACGACAGAGTTCTTGCGGCGTCTTCTCGGTCCCTGGAATCACTGACCGAATCTTACGCTTTTTACCCGTCTCAGCCGACCCCTCTCCGCTAAATCCCCGCTCCCCGCGCCGGACGTTGTAGTAGCCGGAGATCGCGCCGGCGAACTTCCACATCCACCGGCGATCCAGGATATGGACTGCCCACGTCTCTTTTCCAGATGCGTCATACCGTATCTCGATGTTGTCAACGGTGCAGTTGGGAAAAGCGATCGCTGAGGAGCCAAAACTGACGGTCAAGGTTCCGACTTTTGGAATCCAACCGCGCTGCGGGGCAATGAAAAGCGTGGCGGATGACGGATGTGTCCCGTGCGAAAGCGTGAAATGGCCGCTGCACAGCGATTGAAGGCCCGGATAGTAGAAGAGCCCTTGTGGGACGGCCATGCAAATCTCCTACGCCACCGCCCCGCGCGTGATACGGATGTGCCGTCCGATGTCCGCCAATCGCGTCGTCTCGTTCCAATCCAGAACCAGGGCAGTAACGGATTTATTGGGGTCCTTGACCGTTGCCTCATCGCCATATACCTCGATGGGATTGGTCACCGTCTTGGCTCTCAAGTCGCGTGAGAAGTCCAGTGATCCCAATTCCGACACGATGGGGGCCCCGGCCAAAGTGCCGGTCGTGTTGTAGTAGACCGTCCCGCCGCGAACGATCAGAACCGTCACTCCGGAGGTGCCGTTAATTGTCGCGTCCCCGGCATAGTTGGTCATGGAGGCCACTACCGCCGTCTCATGGCCAAGGGTCAAAATTCCTCCGTTTTTCACCACGGTCCCGAGCGTTACGCCCTTGCCGCAAATCACCTCGGCATCGGAGTCCTGGCTTGACTCGTACCCCATCGTAAGAGTAAGGACCGTCGCCACTTCGCCGGACAGAACGGCGATTCCCACTGATCCCTTGTAGATGGTGAAGGCGTTGCTGGCGTGGGTCCCCTTGAACAGGAAGGCCGGATACTCGTCGGTCGAGGTGCCCGTTGCGTGGACGATCCCGGTCACCTGGCAATCCGCAGCGTCGATCTTGCACCGACCGCCGCCAGATCCTTCCCCCTCACCCAAAATGATCGTCATAATCTGAGCGTCGGCTGCGTTGCCGAGGGCCAGGTACTTGTCCCGATACTCCCAATAAGTACCCGTCCAGTCGGGCAAACCGATCGGCGGGCCGCCGGCCGGACGCCGGATGGTTGCAGGCGTGGTGGTTCCTTGGGCTAGTCCGTAGTAGCACCCGACCGTCGAGGAACCGAAGTCGATCTCATCGGCGTCTACAGGAACGGCCCCTCCACTCCAGTTTTCCGTGTTGGAAAACCAATTAGGGCCGGTGGCCGTCGTGATTTCGTTCACGGTGTTCGTCCCGCCGGTCGAGGTCCCCGTGATCGTCACCGGCTTTCCGTCCGAGGGTCCGGTCAAGATCAGGTAGGTTGTGCCATTAGTTGCCGTCACTTCCTGCCACTCAGGGTCGGTGGCTGCCGTGATGGCCGTGATAAAGAGTCCGATCACGTTGGCAACCGTTGCCGCCGTAGCCGTCACAATCACGTCCTTGCGATTGATCGTCAGCGTAAAAGTGTCGCCAATGTCAACGAGGGCCGGGGTTGCGTGCCAGATGTTGGCCCGGGCCTGTGCGTCGCCTCGCCAAACACAAAGTGCCATGATTGTTTCCTATGCAGTCCAAATGTGCGGAAGCCCGATCAAGGGGACCGCCGCCTCAAAGACGTAATTCCATGAAACGGTATATTCGTAATAACCGCTACCGCGCCGTTTGGGGGCGATGACACGTTTTGTAGGCGTTCTCACCAATGCCGCCGGCCAGATCGCCGCGGGTACGACTGGTCGGGCGTAAAGTCCTTTTGCTTGTCCGCTTTGGATGGCCCGATAGATCGACATGCGGCGCAGCAGTTGCAACTGAGGAGGCGTGGTAAGCGTTTCCAGGTGTCCATACTGCGGACCGCCGCCCGAAAACTCCAAGGTTTCCTCAAACTCCAAGATGACCGATCCGTTTGCCGGCAGGGCGACCGTTGCTTCCACCGCCAACTGAAAGTTCTGAAATGTTATGCCTTGGGGGCCGCTTTGTTCGGGATAACTCGGCCGCATCACCACGCGAATGCCTCCGATGGTGTCTTTGGCCCGGATTTGATGTGTGCTTGGCGTGGTGCCGTCCGGCAAAAGAATAGTGATGTCCTGATTTTCAACGGCATAGGCTGTTTCGAGCGCCCCGATTTTGCTCTTCATCGCCGTGGCGCTGCCCGTCTGCTCGACGGTCATCCCGGTTACATTCCAGCGCTCCAGAACGGCATAAGGCTCTCTTGTTTGGGTGTAGAGCGTCTCTCTGGTGATACCTACCGAAGGCTCGCCCAATGGATGCGTAAAACTACCGTAACGCAGGTACATGCCGCCGATCTCACTTCTTTTTGGGCAGGCGATCTCGAATCGCGTCTTCCAACTTCTTGTTCAACTCGTGTACTGTGTTTCCGAGTTCACGACGGATGTTTTCGATCAGAATGCTGTCCCGGTAAGTCTCCAGCGATTCGATCTCCTGGGCAATGGCCTGGGCGACTTCCTGGGCGTTGCGGCTCATAACTTCCTTGAGTCTGCCCTGACGGTCGATCTCTGCGGCCAAGTCTCTGGTTTCGCCCTCCAATCCGGCGATTTTTCCCAGTTCCCCGCCCGTCACGCGCCCTTGGCCCATGAGTCGCTCAAATGCGTTGGCGGGGCCACCAAAGCGGTTTACTTCCCATGGACTCCTTGAGCGGAACCCCATATTGGCAAGAGCTTCTTGAGCGTATTGGCGGTACTGCTCGCGTGCAGCGCCTTCGGACTCCATGGTGCCGAGACCCTCCAGACGCTTGAGGTCCTCGACTGAGGCCCGCTCGCCTCGTTGAACGGCCTGCATCGTCTTTACGACGCGCCGCTGTTCTTCAGGGTCCATCGCCCCAAAGCGCTCTTCGCCCGTAAGGAGTGTTTTGCGGGCTTCTTCAATATCCTTCTTGCGGAGGTCTATTTCCTTTCGCGCCTTGTCGATGGCGTCGTTGGCGGAATCCGTCCGCGTCTTGGCGATGTCCCGCTCGGCCTGTTGCCGCCTGCGGAGGTTGTCGGTTTCCTTATCCAGGATTTCGGACAAAGCCTCCTTCTGGACCTGCAACCAGCCCGCATTAGCGGCTTGTTCCCGGGCCGGCATCAAACGGCTGGCGGCTGCCTCACCGGCAGCGATGTTGGTTTGCAGGGCCGTGCGTTGTCCGTAGTAGACGCCGCCCATGCGGCGGGTCAGTTCCGCTTGTAGTTCATCGCCCGCCAGACCTCGGCCTACAAGCCGCCCCTCGATGGTTCTGGCCTGCGTTTCCAGATAAGCGGTACGCTCCGCAGTCCGGGCTTTCGCCTCAACCTTGGCTTGTTCGCGCCCGGCGAGTGCCTGCATCCCCGATTCTTCAAGTTCTCCCAGCCGCACAGTCGATGCCTTGGCCCCCGCTCGGGCCTGACGCCATTCTCTCCATGCGGTATTGAGAGTTTCTCCGCTGCTGAGGTAATTGAAGCTCTCACCCAAAAGGTAGCCCGGTGTAAGGCCAGCCGTTATGCCAGGCAATCTTTGCGCACCCCACCTGGCGGTTCCCCAAGCGAGAGCACCAGCCTGGGTAGCCTTGTGCTGTAGAAAACCCCAAAGTCCAGGCCGTAATGCCGCTCCTCCAGCCGCTCCAACCGCAACATTGGTCGCTATATCGCCAATACCACCGCCGCCTCGTGCGGCTCTTCCAACTCCTCCAACTCCTCCAGCCGCTCCGGCCGCAATGCCAACTCCCGTCATAGCCGCCTGAGCGACGGCAGCGGCCGCTACAGCCCGCTCGTACATCTGAATTGCACGGGTCAACGCCCGCCAGATCCCGATGCCGCCCCGCAGCACCTCCATGACGGAGTAGATTTTGACAAAGCCCTTGACGATTTTCTCGGTGCTCTCTTCGCCCAACAGTCCCAGCTTGGCGATGCCCGATCCGATGGTGAGGGCCGAAGAGAGGACCGACATCATCGCCCGGCTGCCGGCCTGATTGGCGCGGACCATCCGTGCATTGGCCCGCTCGGAAAGGGCAACGGCCTTCTCGCGGGCACCGGCGGCTTCCTTTTCGGCCTTTTCGCGGGCCTTGATCTCGCCCGCTACTTCCATTTCGACGCCGGCGGCGTGCTTTGCAAAGAACCTCTCATTCTCAGCAATCGCCTTTTGGCGGGCGGAAGTCTCGCGTGTTTCGCGTCGCCTGTCTGCGGCAATCTCGCTCGCCTCAGCACGCTCGCGGACGGCCTTCAACTTCATCAGTCCCGCTTGTTCCGCTTCAAAAGCCTTGTTGGCGGCAGCGACTTTTGCCTGGTCGTTATCCGGCCCGATACCGGCCCGCCCCAGTCCACCACCGCGCCCGCCCGTTCCTCGGGCCTTGTCCATCTCGGACCTGAACTGCCGGATGGTCTGCTGCGCAGCCGGGTCGATCTCCACCCCCAGCGTAAACACAACCCTTCGGTCTGCTTGTGCGGTCATCGCTTGGCCCCCACAAACAGCAGGGCAGCCGAATACGCGGATTCGCGTCCAACCTCGCGCCGCTCGTAGTCTCGATAGATGCCGTCCACGATTGCCAGGTTCCTCAGCAAGATCGGGTCCCGCCGCATTGCCGGCGTGAGGGATGCCCCGTGCGTAGCCCTCGACTCCAGATAGATGAGCACCGTCCGGCGATTCTTGTCCGACAACTCATGGTCGCGTGCTTTCTGCGGCGATTCCTTTGGGCATTGGTCGCACGGCGTCGGCACCCCTTCGGGTCGGACGCACGGCCTCTTCTCTCGCGTGGGACCGGCCACGTAGGTCTGCTGCTCGCCAGTCTCCAGGTTGTACAGGTGCTGGCGACATTGCTCGCACGTCACCTTGAGGGCCCCGGGGTGAAACAGCAGGAGTCTCACCCCGGCGCGGAGTTTTTTTCGTCGGCCTGTCGCGTCAAAGCATCCGGTGTCACGCCCGCCTTCATCGACTCCATGAGTTCGGCGAGATAGGTGCCCTGCTTTTCAGCCGTCGCGGTTGCGCCGGCAGCGGTCGGTGGAGCGTCCGAGCCCGAGAATCCAGCCACGATGTTGAAAAGCCTGTTGAACACTATCCAAGGCAGGGCGGCCAAGTTCTCCACCGTGATGGGCTCCGGCTTGCCGGCCTTGTCCGTCTCGGTCCAGGATTGCAGTTGGCCCTTGAGCGCCGCGGCAGTCAACAGCGTTGCTTCTTTCGGGGCCCGTTGCTTGAACTCGTCCCGCATGAACACTTCGGTCTGGTCGGGCAGCATGGGCCGGTAGGTGAACCCCAGCTCGTCGTGGTAGTGTTCGATGGCCGCGATGTAGCCGTTGCGGGTGTAGCCGTCTTTGATGATGTTTCTGCTCATTAACCACCTATGGTTGGGTCCGTTCCTAAGCGTAATTCCAAAGTGACAAGTCCTCCGGTGGCGTTTGTCACCTTGAGACTGTCAAAATCGCCGGTAAACATACAGAGGCCCAAGGTGTCGGCCAGCGTCCATATACGGACCTGATTGGCCGCCACCGCAATGGTATCGACGAGTTGTGCAGCCAAGTATGTCTTGACGGTCAACGCCGCAGTGGCGAAAAGGCAGGCGGCTTTGAGTTGAGTAATATCGCAGGCCGAGGCAACCACCAAATCGGTAGCCGCGATTGGAATGATCTCGGAGACTCCGCCGGAGATTGCCCCAACGGAAACCGTCTCGCCGACGATCCCGGCGATTGACACGCCATCGACCTTGCAATCCCGCGTAATAGCAAAAGAAAACGCCATGGTTTGCTCCTAGCTGACGTTGGTAATGACAAGTTCCTTGGTGCCCCCGGACTGGAAGGCAACGAGTTCCATCCGCAGCGGAATCTCCGTCTCGCGGGACGGAATCTCCGGCCCCACGGGCGCAGCCTTCAGGTTGGCGAAGGTGAAGGTGAGAACCTTCGCCCCGTTGGTATAGACCAGTGTGGCCGCAGAGCCCGCCAAGGCGAGGGAATACAGGCTCACTTCGTCTGCGGTGAAGGGATTGTCGCATGTCACCCGGACGATCCGGTCGCTGGCCGGGAGTTCCGTCCGGGCGGCCGTGTTCATAAAGCGGTCCAGAATCAGGGCATTGTTGATCTCAACCTGGACGTTGCGAATCGGCTGCGAACTGCTGACCGTCAGAACCGAATGTAGATGGGTGAACGGCTGGAGGACGGAAAGCGTAGTGCTGATTGCCGGGAACGTCCCGGCGGCTGCTTCGGTCTCGGTCTTGCCCTCCAGGTCCAGGGTCATGCGGAGATTCGGATTGGCCCCCTCGGCAGACCCGAAGAGGGCCCGGTTGACCTTCATGCCGGCGTAGGTGTAGACCTTGGCCACCTTGTCTACCGTGACGTAGCACTCGGGCAACGTCTCGGCCAAGGCGAAGACGTTGGCGTTCTCAGTCGCTCCCAGGATGTACGGAAGCCAGAAGTCCAGCTCATCGGGCCTCGGCTCCATCACGACGGAGCCACCAACCGAAGCGGCCCCCGTCGTAACGGACTCCTTGATGTGCGACCGCGTTCCTCGAATCCCGGGCGATTCGATCAGCGACGGGCGCTTGCCGATAGAGCACGAGAAAAACTCGAATTGCCGCGTGACGGGATCGGTGGCTCCAGCGCCGAATGCCGCAGCCCAACCCATTGAGGCGTTGCCCATGGTTCAGTCTCCAAAGATCGTTTTGAGAACTTCATCGGCAAACACCCCGACCATGCGGTCCAGCGTGTCTTCCGAAGCGTAAAGAAACTCGCGTTGCGGCATGTTGCCCCCGCCGGCGTTATGAAGCCCAGCGAACGGCACGCCACCGTCCGTACCCGACTGATCCACTCCAGTCTGCAATTCGCGGGCCGCGATGATGGTGACGTTGCTACCGCCGCCCATGACGGCCTGCAACAAGGCGCTGGTGTCCACCAGCAGCGGGTGCCCGTCGCCCTCTCGTTTTCTCGCGGGCCACGTTGCACCGTCCGCGCCGCACGCATTGTTGAAGTTGTCCAAAAAGCCGCCGCGAAGCGAAGGGAGCATCTCCCGAAGCGGCCCTTCCAGGGGAGCCGTCTCCAGTTCCCTGGTGAGCCGATCAAGTTCGCTGCCAAGTTGTTCTATCGGGATCGGATTCATCGCTGCTTCCGACAAGGGCACTTCCAGGTTGCCACGACACTCCCAAGGCCGATGCCTCGCAGAACGCTGAGCACCTTCCACACGACTGAGGTTGAATCCGTGATTATGCCGCCCTGTATGGGCACCGTCGTACCCAGAGTTGCGGCCCACACTTCCCACACCATATCGGTCGCCTCCAGCCCGAGTGGGGCTGAAAGCATGAGTTCTCTGTACTGCAAGTCGATTCGCCGCGCCTTGACGGTGGCGGTTGCCGCGCCGGCAGGGGTCGTGTAGGTCACGGTCTCCACGCCGTCGATATGGTTGTAGTCGGAGGCTATCGAGCTTCCGAGCGTCACGATGAATACCCCAGAGTCGTTTGTTCGACGGGTCCGTCCACAAGAGCGGCCTGTGCCCGGCACCACTCCGCCATCTTGCGGCACTGGTCCACGTAAGCCATGTGGGCCACGCCGCTGGGGTTGTCGGGCTTTCCCCCAGCGGCGTCGGCGTCAGTGCGGGCGGTGGCGAGCTTGGTTTCCCAGCCCTCCGCCTCCACAATCCATTGGGCCGCGGTCATGCTACGCCTCGTTACGGCACTTCACGACGTGACGGGGTTCGAGGGGGGCCGGGACGCCCATCTCATCCAGAAAAATCGCAGTCACTAGACGGCGATCTGCCATCTCGTAGTCACCCGGACTCGCCGAAGCAATGGTCAGCGGCAAGTTCTCCATGTACGCGAAGGCCCGTTGGAAGTTGCCGATGAACCAGAGGTCCTTGGCATTGGTCGCACTCAAGGCCAACCCGTCGGCGTCCATCGCGCGACGATAGACCCACGCACCCTGACCGGGGTTGGTCGGCAACATCTCAAAGGCAAGACCGTTGAGCGGGTTGTTGCCGATGGTCTGATCCGCGGCCGTATTGGTCGTGTGCCAGACTTGAGTGGCGTTCAGGACATTCCGGGCATTCAGAAACCTGGCCGGCATGACGAGAATCTGCCGGGGGATGATGTTGACCGGCTCGCTCCGCTCCTGGTCCGTCATGTTTCCGAACAGAAGCAGCGCCTCATCCACGTCGTGCCAATCGGTCAGCGGGTTGGCGCCGAGGTTGTTAATCCACGGCGTGGTCGCCTGGTAGGTCGCATAGGCGGTTCCGTTGTACTTGTAGCCGGCGGTGACGCCAAGCACCATGTCGATGATCGCCTTTTCCTTGCGGAGACGCAGGCGTTCCGTAACTGCCTGGGCCCGCTGCAAAACCTGGCCGGTTTCATCGAACATCACGGTTTCCGCCGCAATTTCGATGGCCATGCCCCAGTTGCGCGTTTCGGGCGTCTCCGCGTATCGCTCAACCAATGTGGTACGGGCGTGCGGATTTCCGGGCGTACGTTCAACGGCGGCATCAGCGACGTTCGCAATGCCGATGAACTTCTCCGTCCGCTTGCGTGTCGGAATCGTCCGAGCCAAGCGATCGCTGATATAGTCAGGCGAATCATAGGTCTCCAAAATGCGAACCTCCACCAAGCCCGCGACAGCCGCGTTCCAAACGGAGATATTTGCAAATTGTGAGGGCACGACGGGCCCGGCCTCCAGTACGTCGGCGGAACGGCCGCCGTGTGAATACTGCCTCAAAACCCTCTGGAGGGAGGAACCCCAGAGTCCAGTAATCCCCATCGCCAGATCGAGGATCGACACATCATCCGGCTTGAACTTCGCCTTGGTGGATTCCAAGACGTTGCGGTCTTTGGCAATGTCGTAGTGACGCCGGCCGTTTTCATCGCACAGTCCGAGGTCCCGGTAAAACCGTTTGATAAACTCTCGGGGGCCGTGCTCGCCCATTCCGCAGCAGGACTCGTAGGCGTCCCGCACAGAAACACCATTTAGTGGCATCTTTCATAACTCCACCCCGAGCAAGGAAGGAGGTTGTAAAAACCCGGGGCGGGCGTGGCCACGCCACAGCCCCAGGCGCTCGGGATCGGACTACGTTGCGGCGATGGTGACGCCGGTTCCGTTCAGGTTCAGCAACTCAGCAACGATCATGGCTTCCGCCGTCGCACCGGCCGACGTGTTGAGGGCCAGCGTGATCTGGAAGCTGTTAGAGGCCCCGGCGGCTCCAGTGACGGCACTGACTGCGGCCGTCATCGTCAACGTTTCGCCGGCGGCTGATGTGGCGATTTGCGCATCGTCCAAGGTAGCGGCAACCGCCACGGCGACGGCATCCGCCACACGGGTAAATGCAACCATCATGCGACCACACCGGGTCGAGGCACCGCCCGTTACGGCACCCAGAAGCATCAGGTCGAGAACCGCGGAATGGTTCGCGTTGGGGATCGTCACGGTGATGCAGTTCACCGTGGCATTGTCGGCCATTGCGGTCATCGCCGCCGAGGCAACGACCAGCTTGGTCACCGAAAGCGCGGCCGCGGCTGCGGCGTTCATTTCGATGGTCTTGGTGGTGGGAATCCGCAGACCGCCGCTGTGAACGGTGCGCGGAGTGAAAGTCACCAATTCGGAACCGTTGGTCGTGCAGAAAACTACGATGTCCGCGCCGCCGGTTCCATCCTTGATGGAGAGGGCGTCGGCCAAATTGTCCGGGACGACGATTTCCGGCTGCCCGGTGGTGCCGGTAAAGGCCAGGTCCACGGCACCGGGGACGATAATCCCGCCGGTTGCCGTGATGATGCCCGTTACCCCCAACGTCCCCACTATCAACGTGGGAGGCGTGATCGTGAGAACCTGATTTGCAGTGGTCGTGTCGAACTTCATCAGGTCCCCAGCCGTATCCTCGATCGAAAGGGCGTCGGCCAGGTTAGTCGTCAGGTGAATCTCGGGAACAGTCGTCGCCCCGGAGAAGGTCAGCACCGGCGTCGTGACGCTGGTGCTGGCGACGATAGTTGTGGTGCTGATGGCACCCGTTCCCGTCTGCTGCGGGGGAATCACCCTGCTGCGCAGCAAGCAAAGCACCGTTGTCGTCGCCGAACCGTACCGTCGTGCCACAATTCCGATAGCGACTGAAGCGTCAGTCGTTTTGGCAAGCGTATCATTGACGAGGTGCGTGGCATGACCGTTTTCGGTCAGCGTCAACAGATCGCCAACCTCAAACGTGTTCGAGACGCAGGGAAACTCGCCAAAGAATTCGACGGCAATGTCGATGTAACCGGCAGCCGTCTCCGTGACGAGTTTGCGCTCGCGGGCGACCCCGATGAAGTTGGGGGCAGCAGCAGCCACGTTGCCGCTCTCAGTCCCGGTATCTGCCTGAGACGATACAGGCCGCGAATCGTCGGTGGCCTGATACATTAGATCGCCGATCTCCACGGCGATGGTCCCATTGAATGCCGCTTGCACAGTTTCAAGCGGCAAGGGGTACATGTCTCTCATTGTTTCCTCGCTCAATCCCGAGCAAGGAACGAAATTGACAACCGGGGGGGGCCGTGGCCACGGCAATCCCCTCGGTGACTTATCGAGGATCAGCGACCGTACATCTGCTGATAGGCCGCCTCAAACTTCTCGTTATCTCCTTTCTGGGCTCCCTGCTGCCCTTCCAAGGCGTCTTTGGGGATGCTCTTGGGCTTTACCCCTCCAGCCTTGACGGGCTTCCACGTCTCCACCAGGGCCTTCTGGCGGGCATCGTCGCCGGCCAGGGCCACGAGCAGACCTATGTTGGTTTTGCCGGGGGGGATGCCGGCCGCCTCCAGTACGTCGAGGGCGTGCTCGTAGGTCGCTTTCGCCTTTTCGGATTCGGTCGCCACGTTGGCGTTGGCTGCCGCCTGTGCCGCCGCGGCCGCCTCTTCTTCTTCGGCCTTCTTGGCCGCTTCCGCAGCCTGGGCCGCGGCTTCTTCTTCTGGGCTCATTGCAAGCTCCTGCTCAAAAATGCCGCGTGTCGTGGCCGGGCGACATACCAGGTCAACGCTTCGCACGCGATGGATGTTCTCAAACACGATCTTTCCATCCCGACGCGATTCCGTCACCACGGCATTGTGCGACAGACCCATTTTGTCGGGACGACGCTCTGCAAGCTCGCACGCGATGCTCGCCATGGGATGGGCCTTCACGAAGTGAAGGTCGGCATGGAGTCCGTCAGGCTCAACTCGCACGCTCTCCAGCCAGCCGAACTGTTCGGCCAGTTTGCGCTCATCATCGACCCGCGCGGCCACGGGATGGTCCACGAAGACCGCCACTCCTTCGTACAGGTCGCGGCCCTTCTGAATGGCCTCAGAGGTGTAACTGTGTCCGTTCTTGGAGATGTGCCCAAGGACCTTCACGCCGCGGATGATCCCGGCCTCGCGGTCCACTTTGTGGCTGTTGGACGCCTGAACGAACTCAAGAACTTCGCGTTGCCGCTTATCGGGTTTCATGGGTTCCTTTCCTGTGCTCTCGCACGAGACTCCGGCGATCTTCTCGCACGCCTTCAGCGCAGCTTCCCGGGACTCTCCTTTGTCCTCCATGCCCCAGACGCATTGCCAGAAACGGGTGTCGGTTGCGGTCGCCATCGTTTACTCCTCAAACGAAAAAAGGGGGCCGTGCGTCTTCCGCACAGCCCCCTTCACGGGCCGCGAGGTGAAGGCTCAATCCGGTAGCTACTCCGGGTTAGCCCGCACAGGAGCCGGCGGTTCGCACCGGCCCCCTTGGTTCAATCCGCTTTATCTTCCTCTTTGAGCGGGTCCTTCTCTTTCATCAGCGGATGCCCCGTTTCGTCCGTCGCCCTCGGCACGTCGGGGGCCGATCCAAACTGCGCCGGGACTGCCACCTGTACCCGCTCTGCCCCGTTGAGCTTTTCACGGTCGAGGTTCAGACCCTCCAGCCGGGCCCACGTCGCATCGGAGAGAATGCCGGCATCCCGCAGCACCTTGCGTCGGGCCGTCTCCTTGTCGGGATCTCGAATGGAAACTTGGGGCGGTTCCACCTGAATGTCGATGGCCTCCAGCAGCGCCTCCCAAGAAATCGCACCAAACCGCTCGGCCCGCCACGCGAACCACAGCACCTTCCACAGAATGCGGAGGTGCGAGAGGATCAGCCGCCACTGCCGCACTTGGGTCGCCTTGACGAAAGGTGATTCGGCGACCAGGATTCCTGCGTAGTTCGCGTTTTCGGGCGTCCCGGTGATGATGTGCTCGGGTATTCGCCACCTCACGCCCGCGGTGTGCAACAACACCCCGACGACCTGAATGAAGACCGGGGCGTTGTTCTGACCCATGGGACCGTACAGGTAATCGACTCCGTAGCCGTGGTCCACGATGGTGCCAGGCACAAACTGCTGACTGTAACCCGTGCGACTTCCAGTTGTGGTCGGTTCAACGTAGGTGCGAGTCGCCCGGGAGGAGCGAAAAGCGGAAATCTGGCTGCCCGTGACTCCGGCTGCGTGCTTCCGAAAGAAGGCAATGGCCGATTGAATCGACGCCCCCTCGCCGATGTTGCGGAGGAGCTTCTTGGCAAGGTCAAACTGATTGCGGGTCGAAAAGAAGGCAGACAGCCCCCGCTTCACGTTGCGAGGCGTCCCGATCTTGTAGTGTTCGACCCACGCCTCTTCTCCAACGCCGGGCGGGTAACAGGGTTCTTCTCCGGCTGGGAGGTAATCCCAGTCAGTCCCCAAGGCGGTCCACTGGGCATAACAGCCGCGTCGTTCCTCCGTATCGTCGGCATCGGTGTGGATGCCAAACGTCCAAGAGGATGGTTGCTCCCAACCAAGCCAGTCTTCGATGGCCCTAGAGTTGACGGGCTCGGTGATCTGGTCGGGCTCGATGGCCCGGGCCTTGACCTTGCCACCCCCGACGTGCCACAGACCGCAGAACGATTCCCCGTCTACTTCCGCCCGGGAGAACAACTCGCGGTCCAAATCTCCGCACCAGTCGTTGAGATCCAGAAACTCATCAATCGCCTTCTGGACTTGGCGGACCAACTCAGTGTCGCCAGCCGGGTTGTCTTGATTGGTCGAGGCCGCCTGATACTTGAATCCCTTGTCGATGGTATAGTCCGCCAGGGCCTCCAGGGTGCCTGCCGCCATCGGGTTCCCGTCCACCAAGGCCCGGGCGATGCCTCGGATGACGGACAACTCCTGCTCCGTCTGGAAAACCGGCATGTAGCGGCCTTCCTCGCGGTCAGTGACGCGCGACGGCCAGACGCCCGTGGAGGACCGCCGGTACAGGTCGGGCAGGTAGTCCCGAATATCGACCATGTTGTCTGCGTCGTTGTAGCCTTCCAGCACGTCGGCCACATGGTCCTGGTTTGCCGCCTGAACCTCTGCCTTCATGGCTCGCGACTCAAGCGTCAGGCGCAAAGCCTCATGTTCTCGCCGCAGGGAGGCAAGTTGGGATGTTGCGGACGGGGATCTCTGTTTTGCCATTGCTTAGACTCCCGGAGTCTCCCGAGCCACGCAAATCACCCGAAGTGTCCCTACGTCGTGCATCGCAGCAAAACCCGTCGGCCAGTACATCTCGCCCACCTCCACCCGTACATGGTATACCTCCGACACCGACTCTACAATAGGGCGGTAACCCGGTTTGGGGGTAAAGGCCCGCCGGATTCGCTGCCGCCAAAGCGTAGTAGCTGCCATTTCGTCCGTAAGATTCTGGTTACTGACTCGGGCGTAGACGATCTCGATGGGGTACTCCACGTCGCCCTGCTCGTTGGTCGCCGGCTTGACGGCCTCTTTTGTCGGGTAGATCCAGACGCCCGGCTTGATACCGCTGCGGTCCCAGGGGAGCTTCTGGTAGTCGATTCCCGCGCTGGTGATTCCGGAGAGGCTGAGACTCCGCAACAAGGTTCGGCTTGCCTGGAGGATTCGCAGCAGGACCGACTGCGTTGCATCCGTCACCAAACAGTAGACCAAGGAGGAAGCCGCAGTCCCGTTGGCATTGGTGCTCTTGACGTAAAACCACCAGGGACCAACCGCCAACGTCATGGCAACCGTGTCGTTGCCCGTTCGGCTCCCCTTGCTGGCCCAAGCATTGCCCGGCCAGTCGCTCCCGTAGACCGTATTGGTTGTTCCGGCGGTCGATCCGCTGATAGTCGCCATGGCCCCTGTGCCGTTTCCGTTATCGGCGACGGTCAATGTCGGGGTGGTGGGAGGCGCACCAACTCCAATCGCCGTGCCCGTGACGCCGAACTCGGCCAGGATGTCCGTGTCGGTCGTGATGATCTCATCCTTGTTCGTTTCCAGGAAGTCGGCGTCGGTGGCCTTCTGTGCCGCCTGGCTGGTAGCCGTGGTCGGATAACTGGGAGTGTTTTCACTCGCTACCCCGAAGAGTCCGCTCCCCGTTGCCACATTCGCCGCTGCCGGCCAGACCGGATCGGTGGCCGCGATGTAACTGCTGATTCGGTACGTCCTGTTTTGCCCGGTCAGTGCAACGCAAGGACTCGGCAGCGATCCGGATGAGTACGTGCTCGCTGCGGTTCCAAGCCCGAAAATCGCCCCAGTCACGGTGTCGTAATAGTAACTCAGGTTACCATCGTCGTGGCAGCCGGCGGTCAGGTATTGGGCACCGTTGACGAGCGTGAAAGAAGCGTCAAGGGTCTGCGTGTGCCACGCGGCGGCGACAGGGCTGTTCTCGTTGGCCGTATCGGCAATCCGGGTCAGATCGCACAGATACACGCCTTGGGTGTGCGGCCGCGCGACGGTCGCCGATACGTAACTCCAAACGGCCGTGGCAACGCCGCTCCCGCCACCGGCGGTTCTGACGATGATGTAATCCGCGAGCAGGCTGTAGGTGCTGACGCCCGCCGACGTGTAGCCGACGTTCGGGTCCACCTCGACAGGGTATCGGGCCGTCGCCAGCCAGGCGTCGTCGATCTCTACCGCGACCAGCCCGGTCGCCTCGATAAAAACCACGCCCCACGTCCAGTTGCCGTCCGCGTCGATGGCGAAGGGACGCGCGACGTGGCCGTGCTTGAGGCCGTTGATGTCAACTGCGTAGGAGCCGACGGCCCACGCCGGCCGGCCGACAACGCCCTCGCCGATCTCTTCCGGCGTGAGGGCGGGCTGGTAGTGATAGCGGACCCCGGCGGGCAGATCCAGTTGAAACTCCCACCGGCCTCGGGCAGGCCGTCTATTGAGCGTCAGCGTGGTCTTGAGCAGTCCCTGCTCGGGTCGCCAAACGCTTCGGTCGGGCAGGACCAATTCGTCGCGGTGCTCGAACGCCAGTGTTCCCGGGTTGTCGAGCTCGAATCGAAATCCCTTCTCCGTCTCCACCGTCTTCATCGGCCTGTTGTGGCCGACCAGCCGGAGCTTCCCTCGGACACCCCAGAGGTTCAACCCGATGTGGGGCTGGCCCTTGCCGCCGCGAATCTCCGAGTCGGCGAAGTCCACGCCCCAATGGACCGGCTTGCCCCGCTCGTCGCGGGCCAGCATCGCCGCCAGTCGTTTTTCAGAGACGATCATCTGCGCTCCTACCCCATCAATCGAGCCAAGCCAGCCACCACCGCCCCGCCCAGCGTCCCGCTCCCAATCATCATTCCCACGAGCGTCCCGAATCGGACTTCCAACCGGTCCACCTTTGCTTCAACGTCCTTGATCGGACAATTGGACCGGTGCTCTTCGAGCACCACCAACGCCGCCTCCTTGGCGATGCTCCGGACAAACTGGGATAGGGGAATTGTGACCGGCTGGTCCAGCGACAACTTGACTTCGCCCGCTATCAGTTCTGCTTCAGTTGACATGATGAACGTCCTTTCTCAAAATCGGGTGCGAGCGCCGGAATCGGGGATTGGGAGTGTCGGAACCGGTCACAGGTGCCTCCAGGCAAAGGGGTGTGGAAAAAAGGGTCAAGTTACACAACATGGCGCTCGCACCCGTAGTTCTATCGACGCCCGCGGCGGTGCTGGCGTCCCGTATCTATCAGCCCCCCCGGAGGAGAGGCTGGAGAATGCCGTCCCATTTTGGCGTAAGCTGGGTTCAACTCAATCAGGATCGACCGCCGCTTCAATTCAGTCGCCACAAAGCCTGTAGTGCCGCAACCGCCAAAGGGATCAAGCACGGTATCCCCTTCCCGCGAACCCAAGAGTATACAGCGGCGGGCAAGTTCTCTGGGAAAGGCTGCTGGGTGCCCAGCCCCGTTCGGATCGGGGCCAAGAAGCCAATAGTTGCGGAGATTTGCACCAGTCGGCTCGCGGACTCCCTGCGGATCGTAGTAGTACGTGATCGACTTCGTAAACAGAAATATCTCCTCAGTCGCGCTGGTCGGTCGGTTCTTGACGCTTTCCGGCATCGCGGTCTTCTTGATCCATGTCACCCTTGACCGCAATATCCACCCGTCCGCTTGTAGCCCAAAGGCAACTCGCCACGGGAGGCCCATTAGATCACGATCCTTTAGGCCCCAACAGTCGGGCACCTTGCAGTTGCGCCGCTGGATTAGTTTCTTCGTGTTGCCGACAACGGCGTTTGGGCCGCAGTTCCCGGTCCCACCATTTCTGGCGTAGCCGTCGCCCACATTCAACCAGAGCGTTCCATCTTTGCGCAAAACGCGCCACACCTGGCGGAAGATCGCCGCAAGGTTACTAACGTACTCTTCCGGTGACGGTTCAGCCCCGATCTGGCCGGGATGGTCATAGTCCCGTAAGCCCCAGTAAGGCGGCGACGTGACGCAACATTGAATGGACTCGGCCGGC